TTATAGCGTTCCTTTGTATTCTTCGACACCTGGAAGCTGCTGCGAGTGTGCGCCGCATTCCCACATAAAGGACAATTCATCATCTTTGACACCTCGCATTGAAACTCATTTACGAACTTTCTTATTGATTATATTTCAATTGAAACCTTTAGTTAAATGTTTATTCCATTTGCAATGAGTCAATTTTCACTTCCAGCTCAATGCTGGTCGTGTAGCCACTGTCAGCACTCAGGCTGTGCGTCAGCGTGGTGATGATCCATTCCCCGTCATCAATCTGTTTTTTAAACCCCGACACCTTTACCGGCATTTCGGTGTAAAGCTCTGCGCGCCCGCGCGCCAGCTGGATCGAGAAGGTGGCTACGCCGCGCTGCAGCCGTTCCCACTGCATTTTGGCTGCCCGCTCTGCGTTTGACCGGTTGGCATAGGTGCGGCTTAAAACCAGTACGTTTTCATCGGTGCCGACGAGGTAATCACCCTGTTTCGCTTCCGGCTCTTTTTTCTTCATTGTGGTTTTGCGGCGTCGCTTTACCTGCGTTTGTGGCTTTTTCGCTGGCTCGCGCGTATGCAGCCAGCTGGCAATCACGCCGGTGTAGGCGTCACGGTCAGCCAGGGTAAAGCGGTGACTGTCGCCGTCACGACGCTGTATGGTGATGACCGGCAGCGCCTTGCCGCTGGCGTTTTTTCCCTGTCCCTGCCGGATAAACAGCAGTTTCCCGTCCTTGACGCAGGCCAGCGCACCGCACTGGCGGGCGACACGCATCAGAAAACTGGCGTCGGATTCGTTGGTCTGGTCGATGTGGTCGATTGCCATTCTCTCAACGTCGGCACCCAGCGCCAAATCCAGCTTGTGCCTGTCGGCAATCGCTTTGGTAATTTCACCAACCGTGGTTTTGTGCCACGACTTTTCGCGCTTAGTATTCAGGGTCTGGCGAAAGTCGGCGCTGCGGGCGCGAAGCGTCAGCCGGTCGGGCGTGCCGCTGTGTTCAATCTCATCAACCGTATAGCTGCCCTTGCTGATAAGCGGCTCACCCTCCCAGCCCAGCGCCAGCCTTAGCAATACGCCACGGCGCGGCAGCTGCAGCAGGCCGTCCGCGTCGTCCAGTTCAATATCCAGCTGGTCAGCCTCAAAGCCCCGGTTATCGGTGAGTGTCAGGCTGATGAGTCGCTTTTGTATGGTCTGCGTGACGTCTGCACCTGCCATCGTCAGCCGAAAGGCCGGGGCGCTGGACGCCCCTTTTAACCAGCCCTCTGCCTGCATCATCAGAAAAGCCCTCCCACTGCTGCTGTGACTTTACCGGCCACACCTGCCGCCGCGCTTTTCATGGCATCCAACTGGACGCTCAGGCTGCCGAACATCTCGCCCAGCGACTCGTCTGCACGCTTAAGCGTGAGCGTGAACTCAATACGCCTGCACGCGCCGTTACTGAAAAACTCGGCCTTTGTCTGGCTCAGGCTCTCAATCACAAACATGCCGTAAATGGTGCCGCTGCCCTCAATGAGCGGCCACGCGCGCCCCAGCTCCGCGATTTGCTCCAGCGCATACAGCGACAGCCTGCCGCCGGTCAGCTCCGGCAGCAGCACGCCGGAAAGCGTCAGCGTGTCGGTGTCCGGCCCGGCAAACTGCAGCGATGGGCGAAAGCCCACGCGGTTATTGGACGGAAACCGCCAGCTGCGTTGTAACTGCAGTTCCTGATAAGGCACCGTTTCCAGCATGAAAACGAACAGCCCCAGCGTCATCATCATTCGTCAAATCCCCCCTGATCACGATAGGAACTCCGCGCGCGGGCTTTCGCCCGGCGCTCTCTTGCATCCAGCATTCTTATGACTTCTGCCGCCACGTCCTGCGCGCTCTGGCCCGGCTGCTGATGAATGGTGATGGGTGCATGAATGGTGACAGGCGCGGCAGTTATGGCGCTTTGCTTTGTGACCTTTTCCTGCGCATAGCTGCCAGCGGGCAGGCTCATCGGGTGCAGCGGGCGCGCGGCGGCAGGTGCAGCGGCCATCCCCAGTACCAGCGCAGCCGATGCCGCGAGTGCGGCAGTGCGGCGACGGCTGGTAATGCGCGCCGGACCGTTGACCAGCTCCGGCCCGTTCTCGCCCGCAATGCCGTACTGACCGGCGGGAATGTAGCCGCCATTGTCATAGAGTCCGGCAAAGCCCGTCGGGGATGCCGGACTTAACGGGTTGACCGGTGTCGCGCCGCCCTTGTCCGCCGAAGGCTTCATGAATCCCGGCAGCAAATCCGTCATGGATGACAGTCGGGCCTTAAGCGCGTCCCACTTGGCCGTGATGCCGTCAAGGAGTGCGCTTATCATGTTGCCGCCCGCTTCTTTAAACCGCTCCGGCAGCGTGCTGGCCGAGTTGACCAGTTCATCCCATTTCTGCGACACGGCTGCCTTGATGCTTTGCCATGCCCCGGCGATGCCGTCGCGTATCGCGTCCCAGTTCTTGTAAATAATTCCCGGCAGCGTGTAATCCATAAACAGGGATTTCACAAACTCCCAACCGGCTGAAACCTTCTCTTTGATTGCCTCCCACGCTGCAGAAGTTGAATCAGTCACCCGCTGCCATGTCGCTTTAAACATTGGTCCGAGGGTGTCCCAGTTACGCCATATTGCTATTACTGCCATTGCGATAAGGCCCAATACGGCCAGAATCGGGTTGGCAAACATCAGGCGGCCCAGCCACATCACGCCGCTGCCGACGATACGCAACGCCTTACCTATCATCCCAAATGCACCTGCGCCCTTATAGCCCAGCTTCGCCATGCTCAGCCTGATAACCGCCATCGGCCCGACAATGGCCGCAAAGCCGATGGCCAGCGTTCCCAGACCGATGACGATGGCAGACACTGCGGCGCCGACTTTCACCAGCGCGCCAGCCAGCGCCTTGTTTCTCTCTATCCACTGCGCCGCGCTGTTAGTGACCTTTTTAATCAGCCCCATAATGTCCATGAGCGGCTGGCGCAGCGTGTCGCCCAGACCGCTCATCGCATTATTGAGGCCGGTTTTGGACAGCAACCACTGCGCGGACAGGGAATCTTTGTTGATGGCAGACTCTTTCTCCATCGAACCCTTAGCCGCATCGCCCTGCGTCAGGGCAAGCTGTCGGCGCAGCTCCGGCAGGTTGTTGGCAAGTTTCGCCGCATCCTTGCCGAACTCCTTGCCGAATATCATCGTCAGGGCAGACAGGCGCTTGTTGTCTGGCAGCTTTTTGACCTTCTCCAGCACGCTGATGATGGTTCCCATCGCGTTCGTGGTCATCTGCTTTTCAATCTTTTTGGGGTCCAGCTTGAGCAGCGTCATCCCTTCCTGAAAGCGCTTGCCCTGCATGGTGGCAATCGACAGTTCGCGCACCATCGCGTTTGCCGAACTCGCCGCAATCTCAGAGGTGGCACCGAGTGAAAGGAACGTTGAACCCAGCGCCGCCGCCTTGCGAAAGTCCAGCCGGTCGGCATTGCCGCCCATGCGCTGCAGCACGTCGATAATGTCCGCCCCTTTGGACATGGCGTTATCGTCTAAATAGTTCAGCGCATCGCCCAGCTGCTCAATGTTGCGGGTCGGTATCTTGTACAGCTGGCTGATTTTACCCAGCCCCTCGGCCAGCTGGTCGGCGGGCAGCTCAAACGCCGTTGACGCCTTGGCCGCCGTGGTGGCAAAGGCCAGTAAATCGCGCTTCTGGTCGGCGTAAGAATCATTCTGGTTGGTGACGCCCATGCGTGCGCCGCCTTCAACCAGCGCGGCATAGTCAACCGCGCCGTGCTCCATCGGCAGTTGCTCACTGGCGGCCTTGATGGCGGCCTGCATGTCGTAAAACTGCGCGGTGCGGTTGCCTTTGTCATCGCGCAGTCCGTTGACCTGCTTTGCCACGCCCTTCATGGCGTCTTCCATATCCGCCGAGGCTTTAATAGCCGCCGCAAACGGCACGCCCATTGCCATCCCTGCCGCCGTGGCTGTCGCCCCTGCTCCTGCCACCCTGTCGCGGGCCTCCAGCGTTTTGCCGTAGCGCTCACGCACGGCGCGCATTTTTGCCTGGCGCTCGCCCAGCTTTTTAAGCTCACGCTGCTGGCGCTCAATGGCGTCACTCGCTGCGCTGGCGTCGGTTTTCAGTCGGCGCTGTGCCGCGCTCAGCTGTTTGGTGTCGATACCGGCGGCGGTCAGCGCGCCGCGCTGCTGCTGTACCGAACGCAACAGGCCGTTGTAACTCTGCTGCAGGTCATTAACGCGGTTTTTTGCCTGCTCAAGTAAGCGGGACTGCTGCGCCGTGGGGCGGTTGGTGGCGGCAAACTGCGTCGCCAGCGCGGCGGCCTCCTGCCGGGCAGAGGCGAGATTTTTCTCAGTGATGGCAAGCTGCTGGCGCGTTTTGCGAAAGCCGTCAATGCGTCCGGCCTGATCGTTCAGGCTTTTCAGGCTGTCTTTGCTGGCTTTGAGGGCGGCGGACAGCTCCTTAGAGCCGTCGCGCGCACTGCGAAAAGGGCGGGTGATTTTGTCCACCGCCTTAAGTACCACCTGCAGGCGCAGGTCTCTGTCACTCATCGTCACCGGCTCCGTTACGCAGGATCGCTTTGTGCCGCCACATCAGCACGTCCGCCAGCGACTCCGCGAACATGACCGGCGGCGGCCAGTGAAACACGGTGGCGATGTCTGCCACCAGATCGTCAACCGTCAGGCCGTCAGGAAACCCGACGTCGCCGACTTCGGTAACAAAAAAGTGACCACCTCCACCGACAGCGCCACCAGATCGGCGGGGTCCATTTCGTTGATTTCCTGTGCCGTCAGCGCAGGCGTTGACACGCGCGGCAGGACGGCCATCACCGCGTTGACGTCCATTTCCATTAGCGCCTGCAGGCGCACGCCGCGCAGCGCGCCGGACTGAGGTTTGCGCAGAACAATGGTTTTGATTTCGGTTTTGCCGCGTTTGATGGGTGTGTCCAGGGTGACGGTTTTTTCGCTGATGATTTCGCTCATGTTCTTAATCCACTGAATAAAATTGATGAAAGCAGCAGGCCAGCGCCTGCCGCCGTGATTACAGGCCCAGCGCGCTGCGGTGCGCCTCCATCATGTCCTTGCCGTCCACGATGTGAACCATGTTGACCAGATCCACCTCAAACAGCACTTCGCCGTTAATGGTCAGCTTGGCGTAGCTGTTGGTCGCGGAAACCTTGGTCGTGTTGGCGTCACCGGTTTTCCACTCGCCGGAATCCAGCTCCTTGTAGCGCCCGCGCGTGACCAGCTCCACCGCCTGCACCTCGCCGGTGTCGTCACGCTGGATTGAGCCGGTAAAGCGCAACTGCACCGCGTCCACGGTTTCCGCGCCCAGCTGCTTAAACAGCAGCGCCTCGCTGCCGCCGACGGTAAATTCCGTGTCCAGTGCGCCATCGTCCAGGCCCATATCAATATCAACCGCACCGGCCATGCCGCCGCCGCGGTACTTCTCAAACTTGCGGGTCAGCTTTGGCAGCGTCAGGGACTCAACCAGCCCCTGCCAGTTGTTGCCTGCGTTGAACAGGTTCAGGTGTTTTAACTTACGGGGTAAGGCCATGTTTTCAGCTCCTTATGCTTTAACGCTGGCGGCGAAGTTGACCAGGTACTGGTCAGTAATGCGCTGGCGCAGCATCAGGTTTTCCAGCGGCGGCACCGGCGTGTAGTCGTAGTCGATAAACAGCTGCCCGGCCTTAAGCGTTTCTTTGGTATTGACCGAGTCATCCAGCCAGCAGCTTGCGCCGATGAGATAGCCCTGATTCACCAGGCTGCGCAGCTTGGCGCTGATAGCTTCGATGATGTCGCGGGCAAGCGACGGATTAAGCGGCCCGTCAACGGCAAACATCTGCGCCTCGGCCATCGTGTCGGCCAGCACCTGCGCCGTGCGGGTGTAGGTTTCAAACTGAAAGAGCGGGTCATCACTCAGGCAGCGCGAACCCCAGAAGCGGAAGCCGTCTTTACGAATAAGCGTGGTGACGTCGTTCTGGTTCAGCAGGCCCGCATCGGTTGCCGGGTCCTGCAGATCCCACGACACGTCTTTAGAAATGCCGGTGACGCCGTTCACGCCGACGTTGGACAGGGACTTGTGCCAGCCGGTCGTTTCGTCAATTTTGGCGCGCAGGCCGAGCGCGCGGGCGGTGGCAAACGCCGTCGCATCCGCTTTCAGCACGGTGTCAAAGCTGATGAAGTCAGGCCAGATGAGCATCCCTTCGCGCTGGCTGAAATTAGCGCGGTAGGCAATGACCTCGGACACGGTTTTGCAGCCGTATGCCGCAATATACGCAAAGGCTTTCAGGCTCTGCGCCACGCTCAGCAGCGCGGTTGCCACGGCCTTGGTGTCATGTCCCGGCACGCCGAGGATGCGCGGCTTCACGCCGCAAACGGTCTGCGCGGCCAGCAGGGCCTGCATACCGGTGCGCATCCCGTCATCTGTCGCACCGCCGATGATGTTGGCCGAGGTTTCCGCCTCGGTTGCGCCCTGCGCGACGCGCACCACGACGACGAGCGGTTTCGCCTGGTCGGCGATGGCGTCGAGCGAGGCGGCAAGCGTGCCGGTTGTGCCTGCTTTGCCGCTGGCGGTCACAATGTCGGTGAGTAAAACGGGACGGTTCAGCGGGAACATTTCCGCGTCGGCGTCGTCGCCGGTGCAGACCATCCCGATGATGGCCGTGCTGACGGTGGTAATGGTTCGGGTGCCTTCGTTAACTTCAATAACGCGCACGCCGTGATGATAGTCCTGTGCCATGTAACGGATCTCCGGTTAAGGGGTTCCGCTATGGTGTAAGGGATGAGTCGCAGGCGCACCCTGCGGCCATTGTCTGGCGAATGACACAAAGGAAAAAGGCCCGAAACGGGCCTCTGATTATGACGCGGGCTTTTCCGGCCAGCTGATATCCGGCGCGCTGGCCGTGTCGGTAGCCTGCACCTGCTGGATGTAGCGCATCCATGCCGTAAGCTGCGCTTTGTCGTCCGCGCTGATGATGCCGAGCGCCAGCTGCGTCTGCCAGACCTGCGTCACGCTGCCCGCCTCGCTGATGCGGCTGCTTTTCTCAGCCTCTGCCGTTGCCACGGCGGCGCGCTGCTGTGCGGCGGTGTCCGTCACCCATGCCACGCCTCCCCATGTGTCAAAGGGCGTATGCGGTTTAAGCAGCGTCGTGCCTGCCGGGTAATCACCGGGCAGCGTGACCAGCACCGGCGCGCCGGTCGCGGTACTGTAGACGGTTTCGCCGCGATGGTCAGCCACCTGCTGCCAGCTGCCGCCCTGATATACGCAGGCTTTGCCGCTGGCGCTTTGGGGCGGCGCGACGTCGGTGGAATGCGCCGGAATACCCACGCCCTGCGCCAGATATTCATCTGCCGCACCGGTATATTCGCCGGTTGCCGGATCAAAGCTGTAAACGGTCAGCGTGCCGGACGTGGCGGCCAGTCCGTCGCTGCCCAGGGTGATGCTTTTCTTTGCGGCCATTATGCAGCCCTCACGATGTAGTTAAACGCCACGTTGCGCGGGCGCGTGGAAACCCATACGGCACCGGCATCGGAATAGACGGTATTGCTTGCACTGCCCGTCACGCCGTTGTCACGCGACGCCTGCCCGGTCAGATCGGTGTTATTGGGTGCGCGGAATATGCCGGACGGCGCGGCAACTGATTTGCCTGCGGTGTCGGCCTCGGCATAGGCCATGCCGATGTAAACGCCAGAGTTATCAACGTCACTGCCGTTGTAATCCATCATGCCGGTGCGCAGGTAGGTCGGACTCTGCGCCGTCAGCAGGCCGCGCCCCGCATCCGCCAGGCGGCCGTCATCCCAGCCCCGGATAAATTCGCCGCGCAGGTCGGGCAGCTTTAGCGACGGGAAGGTTTTCGCCAGCTGCGGATAGTCGGTTGCGCTGAATGCTGCCCCGTTGCACTTGAGCCAGCCCGCTGGCGGCGTTGCCACCGGCCACGGCACCGGCACGCCTACCGGCAGCGCCGAACCACTCCCCAGCCCGAGGTTATTGAGAAACGCGGACACGCTGGCGATGTCGCTGCCGTTTTTCGCAATGTCCATTTTACCGGCCAGCATGTTAAGCACCGTCGTGGAAAAGTTCGCATCACCGCCCAGCGCGTCGGCCAGCTCTTTCAGCGTGTCCAGCGCTTCGGGCGCACCGCCTGCCAGCGCGGCCAGTGCTGCCTGCACAAAGGCGGTGTTTGCCATCTGCGTGTTGTTCGTGCCGGGTGCCGCCGTGGGCGCTTTCGGGGTGCCGGTCAGCGTCGGGCTGTTGATCGGCGCATACTGCGGGTGCGGGTTGGTCGCTTTCAGGTGCGCATCCATCAGGCCGTCGGCATACTGGCGCACCTCCAGCGCTTTGTCATCGGCATACTGACGCGTCGCCAGCACCACAGACGGATCGATTTTAAGCGTAATCGCGTCGGTACTGTTTACAATCAGGACCATGCGCACCGTCTGCGTGCGCCCGCTCCCCTCCTGCAGGGCGGGCTTGTAGGTTTCCGGGGTGTTGCAGACCGCAATCAGCGTGCCGTCAGCGTCAAACAGGCCCATTTCCCTGATCCAGAAACCGCCCTCGGTTTCGGGGATGACCTGCTCGGCAATCACTTGGCTGGCGTTGGCCGGATCGATACTCAGCGTGTTAATGGCCGCGCGCCGTGTTTCGTTAACAAGCTTAGTCTGGCTGGCGTTCGGCGTCGGCAGCGTGCCGCCCCCGTCGCCCACGGCCATCTGTGTGATGTTCAGTTTAGTGCCGAGCGCGGCGGCGTTGGCAATCTTCGCCGCGCCGAGGTTGGTCACTATGGCGTAATATTTCTGGCTCATGGTCTGATTTCCATCATGTCAGTAACGTGAACCGCCGCGCCGCTGTAAAGCCCGCCGCTGACGGAAATGTTTTCGGGGGTGTAGGGGTAAACGGTCATGGCGTCACCGTCGTAGCTGCCCGCCGCAATGCGGGTTTCGCCCGTTACCTGCAGGTTTATCGACATCCCCAGCAGATGACGGCTGCAGGGTTTGGCGTCGCTGATAAGCCGCTCAAGCTCCAGATAGGTCTGCTCAGTAATGCCCTGGTCCTGCACGCCGATATCCAGGCGAAACGTGCCGGGCGTCTCGCCGGTTTTCCACCACTCCAGCACGCGGATCAGAAAGCCGAACGGCTCCACCACGCGGCGCACGGCGCTGATGGTGCCCTTATGCTGATGGATGTAAAACGCATCCATCACCACGCGCCGCTTGACGCTTTCCGCCCAGGCCTCATCCCAGCGGTCAACCGAAAATGACCAGGCGAGATAAGGCAGAAACCACACGGGACAGGTGGCAGGGTTCCACAGGTCGCGCAGCGGGACGTCCAGCCCGCTGATGTCGCTGCACGCCTCGGCCAGCCTGCGCTCAAGCGCCGAGGACGCGGGCGGTAACAGGCTCTGGCTCATCATTTACCCCCGTTATCGCTGGCAACCGTGACGGCCACCGCCGTGCAGTTGCCCGCCTGCGTGCGGTTCAGAATGATGTCCTGTGCCGGTTCGGTGATGTCCACCCAGTCCACGCCCGCCACGCGCAGCACCGCCCCGTAAGACTCGCGCCGCACGCTGCGGCCCAGCTTTTTCTGGTCGGTCAGGTAAGCGGTCATTGCGGCCTGTGCCGCCTCCAGACACGGGGCGGCGGCCACGCCGTCAAACAGGTGCAGCGTGGCTTTTACCTGGTAGTTGAATATCGTTGCGGCCTGCACCGTCACGCGGTCAGCCACCGGGCGGACGGTTTCGGCGTTAAGCGCAGAATTCACTGCATTCAGTAAATCGTCCGTTGCTGCGCCGCTGTTTTCACGGCTCAGCACGGTGATCAGCACTTCCGCCGGTGCCGGACTCGTTGCCGACACGTCAGACACGCGCCCGTCGGCGCTTTTGGCGTAATACTCATACGCCGCCGTCGGCCCGGCCACGCTCAGCCCCTCAAACGCCCCCGGCACGCGCAGGCGTAAATCGTCGTCGGACTCCATGACTGCGGCAACCGGCGGCACGGCGTCAGGGTTGGTCGGGGTGATGGTCAGGCGCTTGACGTTGTTGTTAGCCGCCAGCTGATCCAGATCGGTGCCGAGTGCATAGGCCACCATGACCGCCTGCGCGGCCTCGTTGATGCGCTGGCGTAACAGAATTTCGCGGTAGACGCTTTCCTGCAGGCACTTGACCAGCGGATCGGATTCCAGCGCCAGCACGCGGCGCATGGCGTCCTGCTCGTCAGCCGGATACAGCGCAATCAGGTTTTCTTTTCGCTCTGTCAGCAGCTTTTCAAAGTCCGGCACCTCAATGACTTCCGGCGCGGGAAGCTGCGATAAGTCAATCACTGCCACGGTTCACCCCCGTTGGTATGGTCATTGCCAGCGGCGAGCCGTCGGCACGCTGTGCGTTAATCTCAACAGCCATCGAACCGTCATAAGCCGTAGTGAAATTCACTGAAATCAGCCGAATGCGCGGCTCCCAGCGGCTCAGCGCGGTATAGGCTGCCGCCATGACCTGCATACGGGTGACGCCGTTCTGCGGCTGATCGATGAGCGCGGAAAGCATGGAGCCGTATTCACGGCGCGCCAGACGGCTGCCCTCCGGGGTCAGCAGAATGTCGCTGACGCTCTGACGAATGTGATCGATATCGGTAATCGCTTTGCCGGTGTCGCGGTTCATGCCGAGATACATCACGCCGGGCCTCCTGATGTGTCAGTGCCGGACTTAACGCCGCCGTGTTTATGGGTATGCACCACGACGCCGTTAGAACTCATCGCCCCACCGCCCTGCGTCACTGCGCCGTTAATGGCCGCGTCGCTGTTGAGGGTCGTCAGGCTGGCATCAACACCGAAAGCCTCAGTCAGCAGCTGAATGCCGTCCGCCGCTTCGATGCGCAGGCTTTTGATGTTCTTTATCAGCAGCTGGCCGGTTGCCGGTTCGTACTGAAAAAAACCGCCATCGCTAAACTGCGTGGTGCTGCCGTTCTCTGAATAATCCGGCGGCGGGAATGCATCGGAATAGATTGCGGGCAGCGCAAAGGCGGTTTCAAGGTTGCCGCCCATGCTCAGCAGCATGACCTGTTCGCCAACGGTGGGCTGCCACCATGTACGCGTGTTACCGGCGCGCAGGGTAAGCCAGTTAATCCAGTTGGTTTCGAGGTCGCCTGTTTTCACCCGGCACAGCCAGTTAACCGGATCGACTTCCGACACGGTGCCGGTGCGGATCAGGTTGGTGATGAGGCGCATGATTTCGGTAAGATTAGTATTCATGCCAGCAGAGTAGCCTCTGACGTTGATTGTCAGCACTAAGCTTTGATTGTATCTTGCTTGATACAATTTCATTATCAAACCTTGGGTTCCAAAATTTATGAGTTCGATTGATTACACCGTTCATGAATTCCAGAGTGCAGACGATCTATTCAATATGCTTTCCCCCACCAATATTAAAAGCAAGGGTGAGATGATAAGTTTAAAATTCCGGGGGCATGCAAATTCGGATTGGAAACTTATACCATCAGCACTCAGGCCGGGCTTTCATCTAAACTCCAGCCTGCTCGGAAAAATACTTAACATAAGGGATGTAATAGTAAATGAAGTTATAACTTTAAATATGTTCGCCCATGCCTGTGACAGGGTTGGTATATCGATACCTAATGACTCAACTATGTTCAGAGATGAAGCATTAAACCCTACATCTATTTTTAATCAAACTTTCCTTACTCACCCAGAATTATGGCCGGGCCAAAGGTTTTACGAAATTATGGCAATGGCTCAACACCATGGAGTCGCAACACGTCTACTTGACTGGAGTGAAAGTCCTTATGTAGCCGCATACTTTTCTGCTAGCGGTGCTCTTCTCAATATGGAAGATAGCGAATGGGATAAGCAAAGACTTGCTATATGGGTTGTCAGAACGCCATTGGCTGATAACTTACAGAAGTTAAAATTTATCAAAGTACCCGGATCCGTAAGTAAACATCTATCCTCACAGAGAGGTATGTTTTCAATACACCCTATGGATTCATACAGTGATAATCTTACTGACACGTTAGGTCTTGAAGAGTTGGGCCTTGCAGAACAGGGTATAGATTTTTATAAACTGACATTACCTACCACTGAATCTATTAGATTATTATACCTTTGTTCAATGGCTGGATTTACTGCAGCCTCACTATTTCCATCTGCAGATGGTGCAGGAAGGTCTGTCAACGAAGAGTTATTAAAAAAGAAAGCCATAAAGAAATTGAACCTCAACTTTGATGGTTCTAAACATGAAAATTGAATTCACTCTTTCAACCACGTTAATAGTAAATCAAGTATGCTTTTTTCAGTTTGTCCATTAAACCCAATCAAATTTCTTTGATTGTACTTTACAATTGGGCCATTTTTTCTAATGCGGTCACGTAACCCATAATGGTGAACGCGGGCCATACGCTGCACGGCAGGCACGAAAACCACCTCGGCACTGTCGCCGGTTGCCTTTGTCTTGAGGTATTTTGCGGTTTTCAGTTTCACAAACATTTTCCGCTTAATGCGCCCCGGCTTTGTCCTGGCCGATACGCGGCGCGGTTCCCATGCGCTGCCGTCAGGCGCGCGCTGTGCCGTCATGTTGGCCTGCTGAATCCGCCGCATGTCGCGCGCCACCTCACGCAGCATCTTTTTGCGCTCTGCCGGTTCCAGCTTAGCCAGTAGCGCATCCAGCCAGGCGTCAACCTCGTGCAGATTATCCACGGTGCACCGTCCAGATGTCGTCCGCGTCAAAAGGGTTGCCCGGCTCTGGCACGGCTCTGACTTCTGTCACGCCGTTGACCTCCTCAGCGATAACACGCTCTGTGAGTTTCAGATTAATGCTGATGTCACACGCACCGTTGCCGAGAATGTCCACTTCAAACGTGCAAAGCTGGTCACGCTCATTGGGGTTCTGCAGCGCATCAGGCTGGTTGGTGCGCAGCCAGTACATCACCGCCGCCATCAGCAGATTTTGATCGCCGGTGAAGTCCGTAACGATGACGTTAAGCGTGTAGCGGTATTCCCATGACAGTGACGCGGCGGCAGTGCCAACCGATGCGCCCTTATCAACAAACAGGTGAAACCTGTCGGGGTTCTGCTGCAGGTAAGGTATTGCGCTGTTAAGGGCTTCGCGTAAGGACTGCGGCTTGTTCATCGTCTTTTTCCTGGCAGGTCACTATGGTGTCCACCTTGTCGGCGCAGGCCGCCCAGGCGGTTTCGGTTTCGTCCAGCAGGGCCAGCAAATCGCCGTTAGTGCGCGCCGCCGACGGCCCCAGCTGGCAGCGGGTTATTTTGGGACAGCCACTGACGGTAAGATTCACCTCCGGTGATGGCCGGTCGCTGGCGCAGCCGGATAACAGCATCAGGCAGAGGGGCATCACTCCAGCGGCGAAGGGTGTCATTTTCACGTTTCAGATCCTCAATCTGGCTCTGCCGCTGGCGCAGCAGTGCGTTGTTTTTCTCAGCCGCCGCATACAGCTGCGTCTGTGCAAGGTTGCTGCTCTGCGCCATGATGTTGACCGCTATCAGCTGGCTGTTTTTCTGGCTCAGTTTTTTGTCCTTTGCGGCCAGCTCTGCCACCTGCGTGCCGATGGTCCTGTTTGCGCTGTGCAGCTGCCACGACAGCAGCCCGGCAGTCACCAGCAGCACGGCAAAGCAGGTCACTGCAACGGCGCGCATCATGCTGCCGCCCCTTTCAGGCACCAGCCCAGCTCGCGCCCGCGCCGGTTATCCAGCCCCTGATTAAATACGCCTTTCACGTACACCCATCGCGGCAGCTGATAACAGGCATCGCGCCACCGGCTGGCCCTGATGAGTTTCACCATCGTTGATGCGCACACGTTGCCGGTGCCGACGTTAAACGCCAGCGACACCAGCGCGTCATAAACCTGCTGCGGCATGGTGACCGCCACGCAGCGCGCCAGTGCCGCCTCAACGCGTAACACGTTGGTGATGAACGTCCCGGCGGCCTGCCGCTCGGTAATGCTTTTGCCCGGCACAACGCCCCGCGTGTTGCCGATCCCGTCAGTCCACACGCCCGCATTGCACAGGTAAGGTTTCAGGCGGCAGCCCTCGTAATCAGCAATCAGTTTCAGCCCCTCAACAGAGGTGTGCAGCTGCTGAAAGCCCGGCAGCGTGGCGGCGATGGCCAGTACCGCGCCCACGGCGCAGCGTTTAACGGTTTGCAGATTCATAGTCCTCCCGCGTGATGCGCCCGCTTGCCAGCAGCTGGTAGGTTTTGTGCTTGTAGTACCAGCTGATTAGCGCCATGCCGATGCCGATGATCAGCCCGGCCCATGTTGAAACGTCTTTAACCGAAAGGTCGCCCAGCCACGCCATAAACACGGCCATCGACCAGGTAATAAACGTACTGATTCTTTCCCACATGATTCAGTCCCATAGCTGCACGGTCTGCGCCGTGGCTGCGGGCGCAACGTCCGGCAGCTCGACCTCTAAACCGTGGGGTAAGGTGGGGCCGTATTCCGCCAGCCCCGGATTGGCCTGTAACACACGTTCGGACAGCCCCTGTGTGCGCCCGTAGTGACGCCAGCAAAGTGCGTCTACCGTGTCATACTGCTGCGCACGCACTTTCATCAGATAAGCTCGACGGTAATATGCGGCAGATCCTGCACGCGGCTGATGGCCCAGCGCGCATCGCGCCATAAATCGCCGCTGGCATCCTCCAGCGTCTCGCCGCGCTTCGCGCCGGACGCGGTGGCGTCAAAGTCGCTGTATCGCTCGTTGAGCACCGCGCGCGTCCAGCACCACACGGCGCTCTCATAGTGGTGCAGGCGCACGCTCAGCCCTGCCAGCTTCTCGGCGGGAACGTCGGCCAGTGCGTTATAGCCTTTCAATTCCTGCTGTTCACGCCACGGGTAAAGCTCAGCGTTAATTTCTGCAATGGCGGTCAGCACCACCTGTTTAAGCCGGTCAGGCGTCACGGTGCCGTCAACGCGCATTGCGCTGCGGAATTTTTGCAAATTCATGTCCGGCCAGAATGAGTTATTCGGGATAATCACCGGCGCAACGGGCCACTGCACTGCCGCAACCTTTGGCTGTTCGGGTGCTACAAATTCCATCGTTACTGCTCCTGAATGGGTGGGCGGTGGACGGGGTTTTGATGCGGCGCTGCCTGTCGCCACCCCGTGCCGCCCCGCGCGTGGGCACGTTCGGTTATCAGCTGTCTTTGCGGAGTTTCCGCTCAAGCTGCTCAATGTCTTTTTTCACCCCGCATCTTTCGTCCAGCTGCAGGGCATGCTTAAGGTGATTCAGTGCGGATGCCGGGTTGCTTTCGGTCTGCACCCAGCCAATGGATTTATGCAGGCGCGCACGCGACTGATCCGGCATGTCTTCCCCGTCCACCGCATCCAGCGTCTGCAGCAGCAGGTCTGCATCAAACGGCGTTCCGGCCAGCATGGCGGCCTTGGCGGCGTCGGCCATTTCCTCAGTAAGCACCGTCGCCGTGTTGCGCTTGCCGACCGGCATCACCCAGCCATGTTTAAGCGCATGGCGGCCAATGGTCAGCGCACCGGCATAGTCACCGGCATCGATACGCCACAGCATGACGTACATGATCACGTCGTCCTGCTGCGCCCCGTCGGCGCTCAGCACGCCCTCTGCCCAGGCGGCATATTTCGGCAGCACCTCAACCTTAATCTGCGCCTTGGTGACAGTGGACTGAATGCCCTTGAGGCGGCGGCGGTCTTCGTTAAGCTGCAGCAGCATCAGGTCATAGCCTTTCGCATGGCGGCCATTGCCGCCCGTGCGGGCGGCCTCCTGTCCCTGAATGAAGCGCGTGTGTGCGCGGAAAGGATTGGTCACGGGTTACGCTCCTGCGTTGCCGGTGCCTGATTCAGCCTGCGCCTGCGCCGTACCCGATTCGCTCATGGCCTTGACGACGCTTGCCGCAACGGAGGCAATACGCGCGATTTCGGCGTCGCTCATCTGGCCCGCCTCCGGCTCTGGCTCCTGCTCCAGCATTTCGATGTTTTCAATCAGGCAGGTGCAGTCGTAGTCCTCGACCACGTACGCCTCGTTGACCGACTCAAGGTTTTCAACGCGATCCCGTTTCGGGTTGTCGATGATGGCGCGGCGGCGGGTGTCGTCCTGGACATAAATGGACAGGTTATCAAGGCGCGTAATCAGCATCGCATCTGCCGGGAAGAACGGCGCTCGCACCGCAGGCAGGCCGCCGATGCGCTTCTGGCTGATAATCAAATCAGCGGCCAGCGCTTCGGTGTTGGGCTGGTCTTTGTTGACGATCGGGAAATACTTGTCGGCCAGCAGCTGGCGGCCGCAGATCACAACCAGCTCGGTATCATCCTGATACTGCACGGCGATTTTTTCGGTAACGGCCCCCATCACCACGGCATCCAGATTGCGGAACAGGCCCTTTTTACCAATGGTGATTTTATCGGCGATAACTTTTCCGCTGCTGTCGATATGCTGACCGACCACCTGTGACGGTTTCTCCTGACGGATTTTTTCCAGCCAGCCGATGTTGACGTCCTGCAGCAGCGGGTTCTGTACGCGGTTAGAGGTTTTCTCACGCTTGAGGCCGTTAAACCCGATCATGATGCGGTCAAGCGCCTGGCGTTTCACAATCATGTCGCGGATGCGCACCTGAAAGTCGGCAAACTTCGCCCACATGTCCAGCTTCTGATAAGGCAGCGCCGTGTCAAAGTTGGTCTGCGTGCACTTATAGCCTTCGCCGTCGATATAGGTCGGATCGGTAGGCTCGCGCTCTTTCTGCGTGGTGTCGGTTGTACCCGCAATCGTGCTGCCGATACCCAGCCCCAGACGTTCGCCGCTCTGCTCAGACACCGGCACAATGTTGATGCGCGTCAGAAACTCTGATGACTCCTGAATTTTGGTTTCCAGCGTCTGCGCAACGGACGGCTCAACGGTAAATTTGCTGTTGAGGGCCGACAGGTTGATTTTGTTGATTTCCGCCAGTACCGACATGTAGGCGTTTAACTTAAAACGGGTGCTGTTTTTCATCGTTTCGTTTTCTCTGTTCGTTAATGGGGTTTGCCGCAACTGCATCAGCAGTCGGTGCGCACGTCCTGGCTGCTGCCGTTGCCGTTACCGGGAGTGCGCGGACGGGAGTCCTGCCGCCCGTCTTCACGGCTCAGCTGTGCCTGCAGCTGGCTGAAATCCGCCTGCAGCTGCTCACGCGCTGCAGCTTCTGCGCTCAGCGCTTCGGTGAAATGCGCCTGCAGGCTGCTGGCCTGCTCGCTCAAAGCGGTTTCGATGCGCTGGCTGAATGCCTGCTGCTCGGTGGCGACCAGCTCGACCGCCCTGTGAACGTCGCTGAAACGAGCGTCATCCGATTTCTGCTTGTTGCTGAAAAGTGCGGATACGCGGCTGAAAAGCGACGGTTTTTCGTCGGCCTCGTCCTCAAACTCAATCACGGTTTCGGCGGCGGCGGTAAACAGGTTGTCAGGATGCTGCTTGCGGTTTGCCAGCGGATTAGCGCCTGCACTGGCGCTGAACTGCAGCATTTCGGTGCCGAGGCTGGCCGGATCGTCGGTCACAGCGAGGCCAATCAGATACGCCTCGCCGGTGTCGGCGAACTCCGGGCGAATCTCCATTGAGGTGAAAAGCTTCTGCATGTTGCCGGTCATCGTGACCAGCTCATCCGTCGGGTTAATTACTGCGTACAGGCCCAGCTTGCCTTTCAGCAGGCCGTCACTGATTTCCTCGGTGTCCAGCGCATCGACCACACCGAAACGGCGAAACGCGCTGTCAGGGGTGTAACCCTTGATGTGCTCCATGTTGATCACGGCGGTGTAAACAGCCGGATCGTAATTGGCCGCCATCTGCTCCAGCCAGCTGCGTTCGATGGTGCGCCCGTCCGTGGTGGCACCTTCCACCCCGATACGGAAACGCTTTGCTTTCTTTGCCATTGTCCAGGCTCCGGTTAGATAAAAACTCTGTGAGTCCCTATGTTTGCGGCGACGGGGGTACTGAAACAACGCGGCGACGTTGTACCGTAATTCACACAATCACGGGCGGCAGAAAAGGAAGCGGACGGGCCGTATTTTGGAGCCATGACAACGACAATCGCCCCCGCAGACCTCGATCCCCGCAGACAGGCTTTGCTGCTGTACTTTCAGGGATACCGTATCGCCCGCATTGCTGAAATGCTGGGAGAGAAACCCGCAACCGTTCACAGCTGGAAAAAGCGCGACAGGTGGGGCGACTATGGCCCGCTTGACCAGATGCAGCTCACCACCGCCGCGCGCTACTGTCAGCTGGTCATGAAAGAGGTGAAGGAAGGAAAGGACTACAAAGAAATTGACCTGCTGGCCCGGCAGTCAGAGCGCCATGCGCGCATCGGGAAATTTAACAACGGCGGCAATGAGGCGGATTTAAACCCCAATGTCGAAAACCGCAACAGAGGCCCGCGCAAACCGCCTGAAAAAAACGTATTCAGCGATGCGCAGATCGAAAAGCTGCAGGACATCTTTCACAGCACGATGTTCGGCTACCAGCGCCAGTGGTGGGAAGCAGGCAATAAATACGCCGTTCGCAACCTGCTGAAATCGCGCCAGATTGGGGCGACGTTCTTTTTTGCCCGCGAGGCGCTGCTCGATGCCCTCACCACCGGGCGCAACCAGATTTTTCTCTCGGCCAGTAAGGCGCAGGCGCACGTATTCAAGCAGTACATCGTGGAGTTTGCCCGCGAGGCCGACGTAGACCTGAAAGGCGACCCGATGACGCTGGCTAACGGCGCGTGCCTGTACTTCCTCGGCACCAACGCCCGCACGGCGCAGAGTTATCACGGTAACCTGTACCTGGACGAATATTTCTGGATACCGAAATTTCAGGAACTGCAGAAAGTCGCCTCGGGCATGGCGCTGCACAAGAAATGGCGCGAAACCTACTTTTCCACGCCGTCCAGCCTCACGCACAGCGCCTATCCGTTCTGGTCTGGCGCACAGTTCAACAAGGGCCGCGCCAAAGCTGATCGCGTTGATATTGACTTAAGTCACGCGTCCCTTGCCGCTGGCCGCCTGTGTGCCGACGGCCAGTTCCGCCAGATTGTCACCGTTGAGGATGCCGTACGCGGCGGCTGTGACCTGTTCGACCTTGAGCAGCTGCGCACGCGCTACAGCCCGGAAGACTATCAAAACCTGCTGATGTGCGTGTTTATGGATGACCTCGCCTCGGTGTTCCAGCTTGCAATGCTGCAGAGATGCATGGTGGACAGCTGGGAAGTGTGGGACGACTTCGAAGCGCTGGCGCTACGCCCGTTCGGCTGGAAAGAGGTCTGGATTGGGTACGATCCGGCGAAAGGCACAAAGAACGGCGACAGCGCGGGCTGCGTGGTGATTGCCCCGCCAGCCGTGCCGGGCGGCAAGTTCCGCATCCTTGAGCGTCACCAGTGGCGCGGGATGGATTTCCGCGCACAGGCCGACGCCATCAAAAGCCTTACGCAGCAGTACAACGTGACTTACATCGGCATCGACTCGACCGGCGTCGGCCTCGGCGTCTATGAGAACGTGAAAGCCTTTTTTCCGCAGGTGAAAGAGTTTGTTTACAACCCGACGGTGAAAAATGCCCTGGTACTTAAAGCCTACGACACCATAAGCAGCGGGCGAATGGAGTTTGACGCCAGCCATCTCGACATCGCGCAGTCGTTTATGTCTATCCGCAAGGCCACCACGGCCAGCGGCAACCGTCCGACCTATGAAACCAGCCGCAGCGAGGAAGTCAGCCACGGCGATTTAGCCTGGGCGACCATGCACGCGCTGGCAAATGAGCCGCTGCAGGGACAGGCGGCACACACGCAGAACATTGTGGAGATGTATTAATGAGCAGACGCAGGAACCGCACGCGCACGCAGCCCGTGCAGCAGCCGGAACAGATGACCAGCACCGCCGCCTCAGAGGCATTTACCTTTGGCGACCCGATCCCGGTACTCGACCGCCGCGAACTGCTGGACTACGTGGAGTGCGTCATCAATGACCGCTGGTATGAGCCGCCCGTAAGCGTTGATGGGCTGGCGCGCACGTTCCGCGCCGCCGTTCATCACAGCTCACCCATCAGTGTTAAGTGCAACATTCTGGCGAGTACCTTTATCCCGCACCCGCTTTTGAGCCAGCAGGCTTTTACCCGCTTTGCGATGGATTACCTGGTCTTTGCCAACGCGTACCTGGAGAAGCGAACCAGCCGCCTCGGCACCACGCTGAAACTTGAGCCATCGCTTGCCAAATACACGCGGCGCGGGCTTGACCTGGACACGTACTGGTATGCGCATTACGGCCTCAACACGGAGCCGTATAAATTTACAAAGGGCAGCGTGTTTCACCTGATGGAGCCGGACATCAATCAGGAAATCTACGGCGTGCCGGGCTACCTGTCGGCTGTTCCTTCTGCGCTGCTGAATGAGTCGGCCACGCTGTTTCGCCGCAAGTATTACATTAACGGCAGCCACGCCGGTTTTATCATGTACATGACCGACCCGGCGCAGAGCCAGCAGGATGTTGATAACATCCGCAGCGCAATGAAAAGCGCAAAGGGCCCTGGCAACTTCCGCAACCTGTTTATGTACAGTCCGAACGGGAAGAAAGACGGCATTCAGATCATCCCGCTGTCAGAGGTGGCGGCCAAAGATGAGTTTTTGAATATCAAAAACGTGTCGCGCGATGACATGCTGGCCGTGCATCGCGTGCCGCCTCAGTTAATGGGTATTATCCCCAACAACACCGGCGGGTTTGGTGACATTGAAAAGGCCAGCCGCGTGTTTGTGCGAAACGAACTTATCCCGCTGCAGGCGCGCATGAAAGAGTTAAATGAATGGCTCGGCCAGGAGGTCATCAGGTTTGCGCCTTACAACCTCGATCTGGAAGATGGCAACTGATATACGGTAAAGACAAAGCGCCTGCGGGCGCTTTTTTTTATTTATCGACCCACTGACCGGCGCGGGCTGAATCAATCAACAGCTGAATGGTCAGCGGCTTTTCCGCCTTGCCGTTATCTGCCGGAAAATAACGCCCAAAGTTTATTTCTTCCGGATTAATCGAAAATCGATCTGTGAAAGTTTCCAGCAGCTCAGCGGCGTCTTCGGGCGCCATCCTGAAATCTTTATTCAGATCGGTAGTGTGTGTCAGGGGGAAACGCTTGCGCAGCCAAAACCAGTGACCGTTATATTCTTCAACAAGTGCGAATACAGCTTTTTCAGTATCATCAATCACCATATTCTATCCTCCGCACGGGCTATCGTGTTGTAACGGTTCACCGACTTCCAGCCTATGATTGCGACGTCTGATGCCACTATAGCCCAGCCAATAACTGGCACTGTCCTGCCAACAAATGTGCCTAGCTTTTTTGTCATTATAATTTTCATCTTAAACGGATTCCCAACTATGGTTGGAAGCGGGAAAGGCAGCCTGTATTTTTGCAGTAGCCTGCGCGACTGAACAGAAGCCCATGAAGTGCCAGGCGTGGCGTTTGCAAGTTTGCCGGATACTGCAATGTTATTACGCCCGGCATAAATCGCAGCTGCTGCCATAACGTTACCTGTCGCAGCTGTCGCCCCCGTGAAATGCTCGGCAGTCACATCAACCATAATCCAGAAAAAAAGCTCACCGGCATTGAGATTTGAAAGGCCGCCGTAAAAATAGGTTCCGTTAAGCCGTTCGGTTGTATCCATTACCAAACCTCGCAGTAAAAAGCGTGATTAAACTTTAACCGCAACGAATTTGAATTTCCAGCACCCTGTCATTGCGCCTGTAACGCCTCCTGCCACGCCCAACCCTTCATTTGTAACGCGTGACATATCAAACCCGAACGCACGGCAGCGGGCCGGAAATCGGGCCGCATTGCCATGTCCTAACCGTCGTGGCGCGCGCTCGTAGCCCCGCCACGCCTGCGCGCTTTATGTAGTGGTTTTCATGCACCTGCATGACATACAAAACAGGCCGCCAGTATTGGCGGGCTAGGGGGTAAACGATCCGTTTAGGATCATGCGATTTCATGCAGCATAGGCATGCACAAAATATAAGAGCCTGAAGGTAAGCAGATTTTCCCGCTCGTGTATAAAACTCGCTCCATGAGCACTTGAATCTTGATAGAAAATTTCAAGTACAAAGGCAAGTGTCAGGTTTTTGCTAACTAGTAATCCATTAGAAATACTCGTACAGTTAGTCTAAACAAAACCTAACATAAGCAGGATGAGGCAACATGCAGGAAGGGTTAAATTTTTTAGGGCTTGATGTGCTTGACTTAGACACAGATAACCCAAGACTTCCGGAAAGCGTTGAACGTTCCCCAGAAGCTATGCTTAATCACATTGCATTAACAACCTCAATTGAGGATTTGATGAATGCTATAGCTGAAAATGGCTTTTTTCCCGGAGAGCCTTTAGTAGCTATTGAAGAAAATGGCAGATACAAGGTTGTTGAGGGGAATCGCCGCTTAACTGCTGTAAAACTAATTCATAACCCCTATGATTGTGAAAAACCCAGCTCCCGAATGCTTATGATTGCTGAAAGGATGTCTGACAAATTAGATACATTGAAGTTTCTTCCGGTGATTGTTCGTAAGTCAAGGGCTGAAATATTGCCTTACTTAGGCTTTAGGCACATTACTGGTGTTAAGCAGTGGGAACCATTAGCTAAAGCACGGTATATTGAGCAACTTTTTCACCTCACTCCGCACACTTTAACTACTGACGAGCGTTATTGGCGCGTAGCGCGAGCTATTGGTAGCAGAAAGGACCACATTAAGCGTAATTTGGATGCACTAGCAGTTTATAAGATTCTTGAAAAGAATGACTTTTATGGTATTTCTGGTTTAGATGAAGAATCTATAAAATTTTCAATTCTATCTACTGCTTTGGCTGATGAAAGAATAGGTTTATTTGTAGGGACACTATCTTTAGATGATGAGGGTGATACAGTTTCAAATGAAGTTATCATCAGTGATGCAGGTATTAACCGCGAAAACATCCAAGAGCTGACTGAATGGCTTTATAAAAAAGATGAGTCAGGAAAAACTAAAGTTGGTGAGTCTCGTAACCTTCGTGAGTTGGGAGCGATTATTGATAATCAGCGAGCATTAACAGCATTTAGGAATGGTGCAGATTTAAAAATTGCTTACCAGCACACCGAAGATGTACGTCAGGATTTTATGCAACTTCTCTTTAAAGCTGAATCAGCAATAACAGAAGCTGCTGGGATGGTTGCGACAATAAAATACGACAGTGATGCATTAGAAGTTTCGAGAAGGCTTCTGGCTAACATTAAGTTGATTGGAACAACTATTGTTACAAAGAAAGTAGAGGATGACGATGGTTTTTAAAATAGGTGATGTTCACCCTAGCGTACCTCATTTATTTGCAGACTTGGCTGAGCTATCAACTTTCATAAACTATACTGGACGTTATGATCTTAATAAAAATGACTTAATCACTTTGCGAAATCAAAGTGTAACTAGTGCTGATGATGCAGACCAAGAAGATGAAGAGAATGCAAGTGAGGGTAGCGATGCGGAACGTAACGACCGGCTCGAAAGACAGGTTGAAGACGTTTGGACTCAACTTGAGTATCGGCAAAGCTTTTTAAAAGATAATTATCCTTTTAAGGTTGAAGGAGATTTCATATATTTAAAAAGTGACCTTACTGATTCACAAAGGGTTTATTTATTTTTATTATCTTGCTCAAGATTGAGATCTTTCAAGAAAGCTCAAAAAGGGATTATACAATTTTGGGCTAGATATTTCGCGATTGTCAGCAAATTTGCAACAATGGCACTTTTGCCAGCACATTCTGAAGTTAAAATTTTCGATGCGAACTCGCAAGATCGTTACGAATATTACGGTACTGATCTCAGAAAAGCTTTAGTAAAAATGGGTGAGGATTTAGCGGTTCCTGCAATCAATCATGGTGAATGTCACAAAGCAGGGCCCAGTGGTGACGCAGGTTTCGATATTATAGCTACTTTGACCTTTGAAGATGGTTTAAGCAGCAATTATGGAATTTTAGGTCAATGTGGAGCCCAAGAAACTGAGTGGCCTAAAAAAACGTTAGAAGCACATGCTTTAAAATTACGCACTTTTTTCCAAGTACACTTTGATCTACCAAGCGTTATGTTTACTCCTGTATTTTATCGTGATGCTGATGGCAGTTGGGTTGATAGCGGGCCATGTGCAGGAGTCTTAATACTAGACCGCGCGAGGATATTATCTTTACTTAATAAGGTGAACCATTGCGCTACTATTACAGCAGAACAATGGTTTGAAGAATTCGAAGCAATAGCATCAAAACTTACTATAGATTGATTATTCCCATAAGCTTGTGGGTAACGATTTTGCAACAACTTCAAACAGAGGCGGTGGCACTGCGTTACCCACTACAGTATATTTCATATTCAAAGTTGATTTTTCAGTTTCCGGAAAATGCAATCCTTTGAATCCTTGAAGTAAAGCAGCCTCTTTATAACTAAAGCGGCGGGCAGGTTTGTCACTTACAAAACGCCACTCATCAGGCCTTACTTTTTCTAGAGAAGGACTCAATGGGTGTAACGGCATGTGCCTCGGATTTGCGACAATTGTTTTGGAAACTTGCTCCCAATTCTGTCGTCTATTTCTTGACATGTAGTACCAATGAAAACCTTGATCATAAAATTCTCCCGTAGGCCATTCTGGCAGATGGCTTATAGCATCCTTAATAGTCACAAAATCGTGACCACCTATACCATGTGTTGGTTCTGGGAAAGAATATTCAACATTTATATTATCTTTAATTCCAACAATAAAGATTCTTTTTCTTTCTTGAGGCACACCATAGTCCATTGCATTTAGGACTTTAAAGTACACTTTGTAACCGGCGTCACTAAAAACTCGAATTTGATCTTTTAGCAAATGCTCGAAATTGCTGCGGACCATTCCTGAAACATTTTCAACGATAAAAGCTTTAGGTTTGATATAATTTAATGCTCTAGCAAATTCCAGATATAGGGTATTAATCTTTCTATCAGCTTGACGCACGCCACCCTGACTAAAACCCTGGCATGGGTAGCAGCCCACTAATAAATCAGCTTTTGGGAAATGCTTAATGTTATCGACACTGCCCAAAACGTAATCTGTTTCAGGATGGTTCGCAAGGTACACATCTCGTGCATAAGGTAGAATGTCGTTAGCCATCAAGACATTGAAGCCTGCATTAACGACTCCTGCATCTGAACCGCCACAACCTGAAAAAAGTGATACTACCGTTGGCATTGAATGTCTCCCTAAAATCTTGTGGCCATTATAGCCAATGCCTTGTCTATGAGCAGTAAGTATCTTGATCTTCTTTCTGAATCAGTTCTAAATGGTGAGCTATGCACCAAGGAAAGGTAACGCTTGATACACTGACACCTCGCATTGCGAGTTGTTCAACCGTTCCGACGCCTAAAGCGAGTTTTGCCGCCGGAACGGTTATCAACGTTGCCATTAGCAGTCTTGCCAAACGGCCCGCATAATTTCTATCACGCTATTTTTATCTTCAACCAGCTTTAAGCCTGACAGGACTTCGCCGTTCGAACTGCCTTTGGGGGTTCTGATAGCCATTTTCGGATAGTGAGACTGCAAACTCTTATGATTTCTGACTCAAGCGCCTCAATAGTTTCCTGGCTAGCCTTTTCTTGCTTGTCGATCATTATCTCGATGTGCATTCTCACCCCCTTCTTACTCAGAAACTTCCATGGAGCGGGCGTAGTCATTACTTCTGACCTTTTTCATAAGCTCGTCAGTCAGCTCAGATACCCATTGGATAGCCAGATTCTTTTCATTTTCACTGCACTCACTCGATACAACCAATTTAAGAAACAAATCAATGCGTTGCAATTTCAAAGACTCAAAAAAATAATCCTGCATAACGTATCCCTCTTACAAACAACTGTACATAAACACAGTATATTAGAACATTCTTAATGTGAAATGTTTTTTTACTTTCAGTCTTACTTTTTGTGCGCTTCGCTTTTTGCTTTACCCAAGTTTGCCGCCTTTGCCCTTTCAGCAAGGCTATTGAAGCGGTTGAGTATTTCGTCTTTATATGAAGTATCACCTTTTTCCCTGAATGGCCGTACTAAGTCGCCGTAACAGGTGCTGCGGAACAGTTTTCCCGCAATTTCTGTCTGCGTCCCTCCAATCAGTCGCACGGCCAAACCGCGACTGATTGTTTCGCCGCTTAAATCTCTGACCTGTCCGATCACGTTGTCACACGCCGTCTCTATCTTGTCTGGCCGCCGCAGCACAAGGTGTTTTTTATCCGGCTTTTCTGCTCTCAGTCTGGCCAGCAGCCGCCGCCGTTCTTTCCGGCTCATCCCTTTAAAGTCGATTTTTTCCACACTTTCCGGCGGGTTCGAATCCTCAGATCTCAAACGCCCCGTACAGTTATTGACAGAACTCCGAGAGTGCGCGGGCGCGCCCTGCAGGTCAAAATCAAAATCAACGGCACGTTTCGGAACGATCTTCCACTGTGCCAGACGGGTTAAAATCGGGGTATCTGCTCCAACCTCAGTTGCGTAGACGCCCTTGATACGTAACGTTTCCTCGCCGTATTCGTTCAGCTCATCACCGGACTGATACCATGTACGAACGGCCAGCTCATCACGACGCACAAAGGGCCCGCCCTGTGCATTAACGTATGCCGCCCAGTCGCCTACGTCGGCCGCGTCATGCGCTGCGGCAAACTCCACACTCAGGCCGTGGGCGGTTTCGGTGTCATCCATGCGGCGCAGCTCGCGGTATACCGTGACCGGTGCACCGCCGATAAACTGAAACTGTCGAATGTGCCAGCGGGCCGCCCAGGCAGAAACGGCGGGTGCGGTTTCTTTCAGCTCTTTGCCGCTTTCGTCGTCCAGCTCGCCATCCAGCGCGTAGCCGTCGATATTCTTGGAAATGTATTTAGCCACATAGCCCGTAGCGCTGCCCTTATCCGGATCGATGGCCTCGGCATGAAAGCGCGCTTTACGGGCTTTATCCGTGGTCAGCTCGTTGCTGTCCTGCTGAAAGGCGTAGTTACGGATTGTCTGGCGCACCTGAGCCGCATCTTCGGGACGCATAAACATCAGCATGTGCCAGTGTGGCGTTGCGTCGTGGTGGGGTTCGGCAACGCGAATACCAAAGATACGAATATCATCACGGTGCAGCTTTGCGCGGATGCGCTGCCACACGCTGCAGAGGTAACGCTGCGTGTCTGCCGGGCTGGCACCATTCCATTTGCGGTTACGATGGCCGGTTTTGATTGTGGCGTGATAGCGTGACGGCGCGGTCAGCGTGTAAAACTCCCCGACATAGCCCAGCTCATTACAGATATTTTCAAAGCCGCGAATGCGGGTCATCAGCTCACAGCGACGGATTGCCGGATTTGCCACACTGCCGTCGTATTTCTCAATCAGGCTTATGCGGTTGCCTTCCTCGTCTTCCAGTTCCATGCCTTTTAAAAACTCACGGGTACGGCGTTTCTGCTCCCGCCATTCGGAAACCGTCATTCTGCTGGCGTAAGGCGTGTGTTTTTTGCTGACGTTAGCCAGGGCAATCTGCAGGTGTTCACGCCATGACGCAGCCACGCGGCGCAGTCGGCCCGTCCACCATTTTTCTGTCTGCATACGCAGCACGGCGGGTGTAACTTCTTCGGGATCAAAGAAACGGGACGTCACCTTATCCCACAGTGGCGGCGTCTGATTAAATTCACGGGTGATAGCCGCCGCAGTCATGTAGACGCGGTGCGTGTATTTATAATCTGACTCATCAGCCGCCTGCGCGTGTGCCTGTACCAGCTCGGCCAGAATGAAACTGGCAATATCACCGGCCAGCAAATCCACATCGGCACGCGACATATCAGCCAGGCGGTTAAAGCGTTTCATCAGCTCCCAAAGCTGTCCGCCGGCAAGTGCTGCGCCATTCTCTTTCGGGGCGTTATGCGCCAACAGGTTAAAGGTGCTGGCGTCCATAGTCTTAACCCTGTACTGCTCATTAACGCATTCAACACGCGGCAATGTGCGCTCGACGAAGGTTTTCGTTAAGTACGCATTGGCGCGGGCAATGCCCTGTGACTTTTCCAGATCGTTAAAACGGCGTTTTACGTCAATCTGGATCAAGCTTGGTTGCTGCTCTAACAGTTCCTGCGCACGCACTAAAGCCGCAATCATCTGACCGCGGCTGTGCATTTCCTCATAGGTGGGATAAGGGCTGGCGATGGCTTCCCGTGGCGCATTCCACGGGTAAGCGTACTGCTCGATCACTCGCACACCCCGGCATAAACACTGTTGCAGACACCTTGATCAGTGGCGGTTGCCAGCAAATCGAACTGACTGCCTCCACGGGTTGTCAGCGCCCAGTCCCGGTAAGTTTCAATACCGTGGGATTCAACTGATATAAAATCTATTCTGCGCTCAGCCTTGCGCGGATCCTGTGTTGACGGGAAAAAAGTGGAATTGCCACGGCGTGAACACCGCGCAACAAGTTTCTCCCATGCTGCGACTCGTGCTATCTCTTCTGACCAGCGACTGAATATTTGGGCCAACTCTGACTTGCGGGCATGAATGCACGGCATGCACCCAACACGACTACAACCTTGCTCGTAAAGAGGGTTAGGCTTGATCCCGTGACGGCGAGCAAGGGCGAAAACATCTTCATGTTTCCATTTCAGGATAGGGCGATAGATTGCCAGGCCCGGGCCAATGTCTAAACCTTCTTCCCATGACTCCAGCATTGCGCGCTCTTTTGATTCCTGCGCCCGGACACCCTGCCATGAGATAACTTTTTTCCCGGCAGCTATTAAGGGATCAACTATCTGAACTTTTATTGGCTCATGCTTCAGCTCGAAGGTGCAGAAACGGGCTTTAGTTGAAGGAAAACGACCTTTCCATAAGCACAAATCAAGAAAAGGAATGCCCGTAGGTTTGAGTGTTTCAAGCGCTAGAGCAACAGCGGATAGCGCACGTTCAGAAGTGAATCCACACTCTTCAACCAGAGATACGGGCCATTTTTCCGCGATAAACTTGCGCTTGTTTTCAATGCGGGAAGTGAAATCAGCCTTAACACGCTTAACCGGCCCCAGCTTCGATTCCAGATAATCCAGATATTCCATGGTCTGCGGGTGCTCATGGCCGGTGTCTGCAAATGCCGTCTGAAACTCGACACCGGATTCAACAGCCAGCAACCAGTCAGCCAGGCTGTCTTTTCCGCCAGATATGCTGACCACATTCATGACGTTCTCACCAAAGCAGCGTTTGTCGATCATGCGACCACCTCCGAAGATGCTGCAGGGTCAAAACCAATCCAGACAGCAGGACGACGAACAGCAATGATTTCCGCCGCGCTTTTGCCGTCACCTGCAGCCACACCAACCGAGCGCGCAGCCCTTACGCTGGTCAGCTCATAGGCATTAAAAAGCGTGCGCGTAAAGTCGGTATCACTGTTTGAAGCGATGACCGGGCAACGTTCTGACACGCTGGTTAACATGCTGGCTAAGTCCTGCTGCGCGGCCTTATCAAATCCGCCTGCGTGGTAGTCGTTAAACGTGCCGTCATAGGGCGGATCGCAGTAAACGACGTCGCCGGTCTGAAGCATGCTCAGCGTCTCGCGGAAATCAGCACAGACAAACGTTGCACGGTGGGCTTTGGCTGCGAACGTTTCGATTTCTTCCAGGGGGAAATAAGGTTCAGAATAGTTTCCGTAGGGGATATTAAATTCACTCTTGCGGTTGTAACGGCAAATGCCACGGTAGCCGTGGCGGTTCAGGTAAAGGAAATGTGCGGCTCGCTCAAGCAGCGGCAGGGCGGGGTCATGATTAAACGCCTCACGAACTCGGTAATAATCCTCTGCCGTTTGGTTTTGTGAATAAAGACTCAGCGCCACCACAATAAAGGGGCGGGTGTGGTCTTTAATCTGGCGGTAAAGATTAATCAGGTCGGGATTAACGTCAGCCACCAAATAAGCCGGGTAATTCGTTGCCATCATCACCGCGCAGGAACCGGCGAACGGCTCAACGAGGCGCAGCCCCTGCGGCAGATGATTAAGCAGCTCAGGCATGAGGCGGGTTTTGTTGCCCGCCCACTTGAGGATCGTACTCATACGGCACCGCCTTTGTAATGGGCGCTTTTTAGCTCGTTGATTTTCTGGCAGGTTACGCAATGGGTGACTCCCTGAACGGCGCGGCGGCGGGCCTCTGGTATCGCTTCATCACAGGCCTCGCAAAAGAACTCACCAGCCCCGGCGGGCTGGCGACGTGCGTTAGCGAGATTGCGCTGCAGTTCTTCCTCAACTCGTGCCTGAACTAAATCCATTGAATCGGCCATTAGTGCAGCTCCCGTGCCTGATGCTCAAAACGCTCTGCCTCTTTACCCAGCAGCTCAATGATTTCCGTCGCTGTCATTTCGTTTTTACGGAAATGAATGATCAGCGCCGCAATGCGGACTGACACGGCCAGCGCATCATCGCTGCGCTGCTCGTTTTTAGCCTTGCTCAGCAGTGCATTAAGCGCGTCTGCTTCGGCTTCAAAATTACGGGTTTCGGTATTTCTCATTTTTAAATCTCCAGATTCAGGGCAAAAGAATGCCCGGCGGGTTTACGCCATTAATTTTTTGAGTCTTATTTACTCAGGTAAAAAACAGTCTGCGGTAGAAAACTGTCGGGGTAATATTTTTCCCCAGCGCGCCATTTTATTCATCGCCATGATGATTAATTCGCGGCGGTATTCGTCGAAGTATTCAAACGGCTTTCCGATTTCCTCCTGTGAAAAGGTTTTAGGATTTTCGCGATTAGCCAGGGTTAACACGCAAAATTTAAACTCGTCATTCTGACGGTTGAAATAACGCAGCGACGGGTTAGCGTTATTGTCACGCTGCTGCCGCCAGCTTTTCCGAAACTCATCAAACGACATTGAACTAACAGCATCAGCACGATTGCCCGTTGAATGAGTTTTGGCAAAAGATGCCGGGCCTTGCTGTGCGGTTGTGTTGCCTGTTACTCGCTGCATTTTACCCCCTGAATAAACGCGCTTTAAAACCGGTGGGTTTGCGTTTGCTGGTCAGCCCCTGCAGCAGTTGCTTTTGGCTATTGCACGGATGCCAGGGTTTGCCGTTCTCACCCATGATCCAGCCGTTGCCGTAGGCTACCGACGGGCTTTGACGCTTAAGACGTGATGCCAGTGAAATCATTATCAGTCCCTCAGCTCAGGCCAATAGATGCGCCGAGGCCGCTTATAGCGTCTACGGTTGATGCCATAGTGGGATTGGAATGTATGCGGGCCTGTACTGCTATAGCGGCCAGACTCAGACAGCGAATGCCGGTATTAACGCTTTGCATCAGGCTACGGCGACAGGAAGTGCTAAGCGCATCCTGATTCACTGCACCGGCTGCCAGTTGTCCCACTTCTGCCGTTGCCTTCAAAACGTAGGCTGACAACTTTTCTTCGGCGTGTTCGTTCATCGGTACGCAAGGCAAACAATGTAGCTGTGCCAGTGCGCCATCCATTAAGGTTGCGTCTTCGGTCAGGTCAGTAAGGGTAAGCATTTCTTTAACGGTCAACTCGTGCGGCTGTTCAGGGTTTAGCTTGTTGCGCAGAGTCTGTACGTTCATTCCTGCAGCCTGTGCCATTTCTTTTATGTTGTGAGACAGGGCAAACCGGCGGCAGGCCTCGTCAAAGTGGTTATGTGTGGATACTCGAAAATCAAACATGTAATCACCCTTCCCTGTTCGATAATGTTATTGAGTACTTTTTAGCGAGTTTCGCTGAATGGATTTGGAGACTTTCGCAGCGCTTGCTTGTGATTCCTCATAAGAACGGATCGCATCAGCGCTAAGAGCAACCAAGTTGATGAGAACTTTTTCACGCTTGCCCTCTTTAGCAAGGCGATGACGAAAAGGAGAAAGGCGGCCATCGTTCAGCATCACATCAATGGTTGCTAAGTCGAGTCCGGTTGCTTCGCTGTAGCGCTCCTTAGTCATGTGGGGAACCAAGAGCGTGATTGAAATGTTGTTTTGCATCATGCAATACTCACAATGTTTGCCTAATAATTTCTAATTAAGCCTAATTAGACCTAATAAGAACCCGAATTCGCACTTCGAGGTCAATTTAGATCCTAAATGGGCACTTGTCAAAACAATTTGAACCCAAAAGAGAACTATGGACTTTAATACTGGCGGTCAGCAAGTTGTGCATCGTCTCCTTGAGGCTTACGGCTTCAAGACGCGGCAAGCCTTATGCGACAAGCTCGGCGTGTCTAAAAGCACTATGGCATCAAGGTACATGCGAGACATTTTTCCTGCCGATTGGGTGATACAAGCCTCTATCGAAACTGGCATCAATGTTGAATGGCTGTCATTCGGCAGCGGCCCAAAGTTCGCAAATGAAAACAAAGAAGCAAAAAAAGTATCCAGTTTCATTCTGCAAGATGGGGAGTTGAGCGCCGGGGATATGCTTTTCTTTGATGAGGCACTCTATCCAACTCACCTGAATTCACCTGCCATCCTGTTTGTAGGAGCAGGCCGCTACTTAGTCGATCAGGATAATGCGGAAATCTGTGACGGTATGTGGCTAATTAAGATTGATGGTACAGCTTCAATCAGGGATGTAATGCGGCTGCCTCAGCAAAAGGTAAGGATCACAAATGAGGCTGGTAGCTTCGACTGCCACGTATCTGATGTTGAATTCATGGCCTATGTTTCTCTGGTCATGCACAAAGGCTAACAATGAGCGTCAGGAAACTGTCATCAGGTAAATGGCTATGTGAATGCTATCCACAAGGCCGTGATAAAAAACGAATCAGGAAGACTTTCCCCACGAAAGGAGAAGCTGTTTCGTATGAGCAATTCCTGATGAATGAGGTTGCTAATCGCCCCTGGATTATTGAGAAAACAGATAAAAGGTCTCTGCTTGAACTGGCTGAATTATGGTATGACCTGCACGGCCAATCCCTCAGTTCCGGCCTGATGGTTTTCAGAAAATTGAAACTCATAATCAACGCACTAGGGAACCCGAGAGCGTTAGATTTTTCAGCCAATGACTTTGCTCACTACAGAAAAAAAAGGCTTTCAGGTGAAATTTACCTTGATAAGCGGTTTCCTTATGCAGCCTCAAACACAACTCTGAATATGGATCAGGCTCACATGAATTCCATGTTCAGTGAACTTGTCCGCCTAGGAGAGTGGTCAGCCCCTAATCCTCTTGAAAAATTAAGAAAGCTGACAACCACAGAGCGTGAGATGGCATGGCTTGATAGTGAACAAATATCTAGCCTTCTGCTTGTCACGGAATCAGAGCCTGATTTGAACAGGATTGTGCGCGTTTGTCTTTCTACAGGCGCTCGCTGGAGCGAAGCACAGAATCTTCGGAAATCTCAGCTCAGCCCCAACAAAATCACCTTTACCAATACCAAGAGTAAAAGAAATCGCACCGTTCCCATTACAAAAGATTTTTACAAAGAGTTGAGCAGTATCAAGCAAGAAAATCTCTTTGGTGATTGTCACTACAACTTTCTGAGAGCCATCAAAAATGCAGGGATTGAGTTACCCAAGGGACAAATGACGCACGTTCTGAGGCACTCTTTTTCTGCACACTTTATGATGAACGGCGGCAACATTTTGGTGTTACAAAAAATCCTCGGTCATCACGATATAAGCATGACCATGAGGTATGCGCATTTTGCGCCAGAGCACCTAGAGACTGCCATTAAATTTAACCCTGTAGAAATGATCAGAAGTGGCGACAAAGTGGCGACAGAGATTAACAGTCATTAATGCTTATTAGTGTTCATTAGGTATTTAAGCCTATGATTTTAATGCAAACACTTAATTTCAAAGAGATAAAATGAAAATAGGTCTTTTTTACGGTTCAAGTACCTGTTACACCGAAATCGTAGCGGAGAAAATTCGGGATTTTATTGGCGACGAGCTGGTGACGTTGCACAACGTGAAAGATGACGATCCGCGTCTGATGGAAGACTATGATCTGTTGATTTTGGGGATTCCCACCTGGGACTTTGGCGAGCTGCAGGAGGACTGGGAGGCTATCTGGCCCCAGTTGCCGACGCTCAATTTGCGCAACAAGATCGTGGCGCTGTACGGCATGGGCGACCAGATTGGCTACGGTGAGTGGTTTCTGGATGCTTTAGGCATGCTACATGAACTGCTCCAGCCGATGGGGGTGCAGTTTGTGGGCTACTGGCCGCTGGACGGCTATGACTTTACCAGCCCCAAACCGCTGAGTGCCGACGGCAAGCAATTTGTCGGACTGGCGCTGGATGACGTCAATCAGTTTGAAGCCACGGATGAGCGCGTTGAGCAGTGGTGCGAGCAGATTCTGACGGAAACCGCCGAGCGGCTTTAA